CTCTAAGTTGGCAAACGCAATGTTTAGAACTGGCGGAGAAGGTTCAGCCGTTCTCGATGACGTTATTCGCTACATGGAAAGAGCGGATAAAATTCGGCCTGTAGACGACACGTGGAGAAACTTTTACTTAAGCAGCGGAAGAACGATGGCCCCAAGAATTTTAGACGTAATCTTAGGAAAATAACATGGCATTAACCAACAGCGTACTAATAACGGACACAGTAGCAGACATTCAGGTAAACCAGCGAACCGCTACAACCGACACAAATGAAAACGCCTGGGTAGCGGCGCAAGGTACAAGCAAGCGGGTGTACCTCTTAAGCCTCGACTGGAGCGACGCATCAGCTACGGTCATCACCATCAAAAGCGCAGCGGATACAATTGCAGTGTTCGAGTTGGCAGCTAACAGAGGCATCTCGGCCCCACTAACTATGCCGATCATGACAGCCCTTAACGAGGCGCTGAATATCACCACCTCGGCAATCGGAATACTGCGCATCACCTGGACCACCGACCAAAGAATCGCCTACAGACTGCGAGTAATATAATGAGCGCAATAGAAAGCACAGAGTCACGAACCTTTTACGTTGCAGGGCAAGCCATTGGGACAATTATTCAAACCTGCATAGAGTTTGACGACAGCGCGGATGTGACAATAGCGACACCGACGAGCCCGGAGTGTATCTTTTTATTGGCGTATGACTATGCCGTAACGTCAGCCCACTCCCTAGTCTTTAAAAGTGGCACGGGAATTGTTAAGAGCTTGTCTTTCAGCGGCGCAACTAGCTTTGTGAGCGGCTACGTCAACACTGGGCTGCTGTTCACCGGGGCAGGAGAGGCGCTAAAAGCATCCCTCACAACGCCGGGATACCTAACGACCTTTCATACCACCTCGCACGAAATAGCGGCAGCCTTTTTGAGGAAAACGATATAATGGGCAGAATTAATTCCATCAACATTAAGGTTAGTGGCACAGACTTTAATGTTGAGACCACTGAGACAACGCCCGAAGAGGTGGTAGGGTTTGCGCCGTGGGTGGAATTGCTCCCCCTAGCGCAGTGGCAGACTAATACCGGACTAACCGCGATTCAGTATATCAATGCTCAAGACAGCGCTAGCGTGACCCTCGGAGCGCCAGACCTTGCCGACGTAGTAGCCGATAAGACCACCAACAGTCACGACCTCGACTTTGATCCAACAAGCAGATTGGCCAACCTTACAACCACTAATGGGATTATAGCGGAAGATTCGCCGGGGTTTAATTTAACAGCTTGCGCAAGCTTCACCGGCAACCCTGTATCGAATCCGCTAATCCTCGCCTACTGCTTTCAAATCAGCCGCCTACCGACAGCAACCGAAACGCTCTATTCAATGGGGGCTGCTGCCTCGGATGTTTTTAGGAGCTTAGAGATAACAACCTCGGGCTACATTCAATACGCCTACAAGGATAACAGCGGCAATACTCTAACCAAAACAGGATCTACGGCCATTCCTTTTGACCGTAAGATTATGGTCTTTTTGTTCCTCGAAAGAACCAAAGTGCGTGTTTTTCTGCATGATGGAATTTCTCTTGATCACGCGATCCAAATCACTGACGAGGGGGCTTTTAACGTTTCCTCAACCCTTGACATCCAAGCGATTAACTGTAAGTCCGCAAATGGCACCATCAGCCAGAACCGCACTAACGGCTATTACTTCGGTCATATATTAGCCGAAGCGGTGTCGTTAAAAACCTACGACATTATAGAACAAACATGTGCTATGTATGGCGTCCCATTCGCCTTAGCAGATGTCTCTACGCTTGATTCTGGTCTTGTTAGCTTAATTCAAGGACCCGGCGCGGGGAATCTAGCGACGCCAAAAGCCGACGTGGTAGATCTAGTTTCAGGCTTGACTTTTACCGCAACCGGCACAATCCCAACAGCGGGAGATGGAAAATTCCACAAAGCGTTAAACTTAACGAACGTTGCAAGTACTATATTTACTAAAGCAACCGTTCCGGCAATTTGGGATATTTATAGTGGCAGTTACGGTGACTACACGCTGTATATCCGATACAAGACCGGGACTCTTGACGCTTCTACGCGAAACATTATTTGTCTCAACACCACAGGAGCACCGACCACAGAGAACGTTAGAGTACAGCTTGCCCCCACAACAAGTTTGATTGCGCTTGTTGTCGATAACTCAACTAAAGCCACTACCACCGTAGCAGCGGCGAGTGATACGTGGTACGACATTGTTGTTAAGGGCGCGTCAGGAGTGCATACGTTCTCAGTTAACGGCGAGACCCCAATAACCTTCACTCCGGGGACAAGAAGCACGGTAGGTGGGTACTTCGGCTTAGGCGCAATGTTTACAGCAGCTAGCACTATTCAACATCCGGGGCGCGGATTCCTTGACGTAGCAGCATTATGGAATCGCGCGTTAACGTCTGATGAGATAATTCAACTTCGCAAAGGCGGCAATGGTAGGGATGGGTTCTTTTCTTATTTATCCTCTGATATCTATACAGGCGGGAGCGTAACGTATGAGTACCGGGGGCCCCAGATTGCAGCGACAAACAACAACGCACTGCCTTTAACAGGCGCGGTGGCATCGGGGAACGGCGCAACATACCTTAGCTTTAAATCGCCACGGTCGGGCATACTAAAAGCCGTTGATTTTTGGTGGAAGTCGAAGTCTACAGGAGTTTACGCAGCAGGAACGGGAGGGACTTACACTCTAAGCGTGAGAACCGACAACGCCGGAGCCCCGTCTTCTACGGTAGTGGCAGAGGTTACGGGGATTACTGGTTTTGATCGAGTGTCATCAGGAGGCAATACCGCTCAGGATTTTAGATCTCACACGCTAACCCCAATAACCGGCGGTGGGGCGATTACTGCGGGAACCCAATACCACCTTTGCGTCTTAAACACCCACGCCAGCCCAGCAAGTAATTACATGTCGCTCAACGGGTCATCGACGTACAATAACAGCAGGTCTTTAAACCGCCCGACTATGGATAACTTTACAGACTTTGCTATGAGGCTGGGGAACGGCTACGGCGGCGGGGCGTTCAATAGCTACACGTCAGGCGTAACTACAGGCAATGCGGTAAACGTAACCTTCCACGTTGATACAGACAGCAGCGGAACGGCTGATTTCTGGTTTGGTAATCCATGGACGGATCCAGTATCCGGCAATTCAGGCGCCCTCTCAGTCCCTTTTAGTGGGGCAACTCGGATTCGGCAAAAACTCCCGATAGCGGCAGGAGATAGTTTTACTATCACATCGGTGAACGTCGCACTTACTAGAATCGGGGCAAGCACGGGGGTCTCGTACCGCTTTTTGGCCTCTAACGGGACTACTGTACTCGCAAGCGGGACAATCTCAGAGTCTAACTTTCCGTCCTTCGCGGCGACTAGCAGCACATCAAATCCATCATGGGGTAGGGCGGTACTTTCAAGCCCTTTAGCTATAACTGGAGGGAGCTTGTACTATCTTGAATTGTGGGCTGCTTCTGGGCAGTACTACCCGTCTGTTATGAACCACCAATCGCCATCCTACGGATCTTCGGCGATTCAAGGAGCGAACGGGGTTCGTGGCGGATGGTACGGCGGAACGAATGGAAATTTGCAGTTGAGTACAAATTCGGGCGTGTCGTATGGCACCTACAATAGTGGCAAGAGGTGTTTAGCATTTTATTTTGAGGTAACCGTACCTTAGATTAAGCAGTTTATTTTTGCAGTTACTTTTTATCTAAAGAGGATTGTTATGAGCAGAGAACTAGTTATCAGCCGCATTCGGGATTTCTTCACTGAAGCTTTGGCAGCGGATGTTTTCCCACTCGAAGAGTCTATACGGTTTTGCAAAGAGCTTGAGCCGCTATTAGTTGAACAATCGACCCTAGAGGCTCGCAGCGTAGTTTTAGGTACCGCCGTTGTTGACTTCTTGACTAAGTATCCTGCTACTGACAAACCCGACTACAGAGAGTTGACGACGCTGAAAACAGAAGTGGAGAAGGTCCAAGCGGACCTCGAAGCGGCCAAGCTCGAAATCGCTAAGCTTGAAGCGGAGAAACTTGAAGCCGAGAAGGTCGTCGAACCAGAACCCATAGTTGAGCCATAGACATGAAGATTCACCTAGAATTCGAGCCCCACGAGCAGCAGGAAGTAGTAGACTACTTGCAAGCGCAAGACGAAGCGGCGATTCTGCATGACTTTAGGGGCTCAATTCGAGGCATTTTGAAGCACTCGGACGATGAGGAACTAATCAAGTGTGCAGAGTGGGCAAGGGCTGAATTGGAGAAATTAGGAGACTAATGGCAACCGAAATCCTCAAAGGCTTAACCCTCGAAAAGTGGCAGCTGATACAGCAAGCCGCGTGCAAGCTTGATGTACCAACCTTGCACTTAGCGGCGATTATAGCCTTTGAGACTGCGGAAACCTTCGGTGCTCAGAAGGCTAATCCGCTCAGCGGTGCGATTGGGCTGATTCAGTTCACGCCTATAGGCTATCAATCAATTAAGGGCAAAGGCTACAGTTATAAGGGCCTTGCGCTAATGACCTTTGAAGAGCAGTTATTAGGGCCGGTTGTGGATTATTTTCGTGCCAACAGAGGGGTTGGGTTACAAGGCTTGGCCGATCTCTATATGTGCGTCCTGGCCCCGGTAGCGGTCAACAAGCCCATGGATTTCGTGCTTTATCGGGCGCCAAATAAATCGTATAATCAGAATAGGGGCCTTGACGACGTGAAGAAAGGCTACATCACGAAAGCTGATGCGGCCCAGGAGGTTTTGAAGAAGCTTGAGAAGGTAAAGGCAAGAGTTAAAAAATTGGAGGCAACATGTCAAAGCTAGAGATCGGATTAGTATTGCAAGTATTTAGTTTCTTGGAAGGCATTTGGGAAACGCTGAACGATGGCGACAGAACAGACGACTTTGATGATGGAATCAGAGCGTTAAAAAGGGCTTTCGGATTAGTCGATCACGATTGTTGCGACAAGGACAAGGAAGAAGAGAAGGAAGGGTAGGTTATGAGCTACTTCGTACTTGACAGCGACAAGCTAAGCGAACCAGCTTTAAAGGGATTACGAGATGCTATCCGTCTCGCCAAGCAAGCGCACACAACAGACTTAGAGCTACGGGTAAACGCTCAGGACGTTAGGAAGCAAGCGGACTGGGTGAAATACTTGGAAGAAGTCGAGACGACGGAGATAGAATCATGAAGCACTACATACGAGTTAGCGCAATCAAAGCGGAACCTCTAACCCTCGGCGAGTATAACATTCGCCGTGGCTGGACTATCCCAGAAAATGAAGATCCTGCTACGGAAGGGTATTATGTTGAATATGAGGACGGCTATAAATCGTGGTGCCCAAAGGATAAGTTCGAGGTCGCGGCGGTTGAGGTCATAGAAAGTGATTGGCTTGAATTGCAGAGAAAGACATTGGAAGGATTACGGCCAGAGGTAGCAGTATGAACTTCAGCGACATCCCTACTTATATCACCGCAGCCGGTATTATCGGCGGCGCTCTAGCTTCTGTTGCTCTCTTTATCGGGCAAGGAATCAAAAAGACCACAAAAGCAGGGTCGGCTATCCTTACCGACCTTGCAACAGAGGGCGTGAAAAAAGTAACAGAAGGTGTCGCCATTCTAACCACGATTAATCTGAAGGTTGACAACATCGAACACAAGATGCACGAGGTTAAGACCGAGATGGGTGAGGTCCAGGCGTTTATGAATAGCTCTCAGCGCGATAGAACCGAGTTGCACGTCAGAGTGGGAGACCTCGAGCGCAGGTTAACTACGCTCGAAGGTCGAGATCGTACTACGAATACCATCAGAGAATTTTCTTAGCTCAATCATTCCGTTCATTATTTTCTATCTCCAGTTTACATTCGCCAAACTTCACAGTCCATTTTGCCTTTGGATTAAGGCTCAACGGGCCTTTATAGTGGCCTCTCAGCATACCCGCCGATGGGTTCGCACACCCGGCAAATAACAGCCTCTCGCACTTCTTAAGGCTACACACCTCAACAATCTCGAACGTCCTAATATTCCCCGGTAGCAAAAACGCAAAGTTCTTCGGGTTAGTATCAGACCGCTTGAACAGCGTGCCTCCTTTGCCGTCTCCGAAGGTCGCCGACTTACAGGACTTAAGCGGCGCATGAGGCGCACATCTATCTCCTGGCGTCGGGATATTGATCGGCGGCGCCCCTATAGTAGCCGTAGCGGTAGGCACCGGCGTAGGCGGCTTGTTTGGAGCCTCTGGGAGGGGGCAGCCGGTTAAGAGGCAGCTAATCAGTAGTAGTTTCTTCATATTCAAGCTCCTTATATTCACCAGTTTCGAAATGGCTATTTCGTTGTTCCATTAATATCTGCTCCACTATCTCAGCGGCCCCATACACCTCGTAGCCGTCAACATCAAAATGCCTTTCGGCGGGAACTTCTACAAGAGTCTTGGGGTCTTCATCTTGTGCCTCATATGCTGTTAGTGTTCTAACTTGTATGTATGCCATCTTCATCCTACGCTATCTCCTGAAAATAATTATCCAGCCTTGCGAGAAAGGCGTTTCGCTCCTTGGGGTTATCAAAGACTATTGTTTCATCAGTTTTGTGCGAAAAGAAAAGCGTTAATGGCCAGTCGTCGCCCAGGCCCTTTTCTTCATCGTCATCGTCCCAAGTGGTATACCCAACGACATGATCTAGAATAATTCGAGTGCTATTCAGCAGCGTTATCCTATTCTTCATTTTGCACCTCCACGATTCCACTATCATCAAGAACTACTTCTCCGTATTCCCTCATCGCCCGGACCACTACTCCCCATACATCATAATTTCCAATCACTGACACGGTACGACACCAATCAAGATCCTCGTTTAGTGTCCATATATCGCCGTTCTCTTGACAGCCCAAACACATGCAGTGTGCCCGTTTGATCTTAATTTTAGGCTTCATTTGGCACCTCCTCTAGTCGAGGCGTTGTCCAGTATCGCTGTTTGCATGGCATCGAATACTTTTTGCATTTCGTCTCTATTGTCGCTTCCAGTAATAGTATGCTTTCCCACAGCGTCGAGAATGGTGATATCTCCCGTTTCTTCGAGTGAGAAACTGTTCACGTTTAGCAAGTTAATGACTACCTCATGGTTTAATTTAAGGAGCACTCCCGTAATCTCTATGTCTTTTCTTGTCGCTTCCCTTAGGCTCATCTCCACCCTTTTTTAATCAAAGCATTTCGTTGTTTCTTCGTCAGTAGCCCGTCATACCGCGTCGACGGGTACCGCTTCCTCATCTCTACGTTCAAGCAACCTTTCTGACTCTCTACGAGCCCTAGTGTTCGCCCGTACCTATCTTTCCCAAACCTCTCTACAGCCACGTAACTACCAGCTAGTCTGTCTACATCAAAGGCGGCACGGTAGTAGTGCCTTTCACCTCGCTCAGGCGTCTGAACCCCTATCAGGCGAACCCTCTCCGTGTTTTTCGGGTCTCTCGCAGGGCAAAATACCTCAATCGTATCGCCGTCAATCACCCGCGTAACAACGCATTCGAACGGTTGACCAAAGGCGACCTTTGAGAGCGCTACCCAGGCGCAAAGGGAAAAGAGGATAGCGACAAACCTTATTAAGACCACCATATATCTATGTTCAGCGTCCATCACTCCAACTCCTTCTTGATCGCAGCCCGGATACGATCAGGCGCATAGTCTAAGTACTCACAAATCTCTACGAACCCGAACCCTTCCGACTGGTCTTCAAATACCCACTCCAAGGCGTCTACCTTTTCAGCGTAGTAGCGTCTCGCTTCGTTACTATCAACCCTCCATTCGCGAAAAATGTCATCAATCGCTCTTTCAATTACAGCGACCAGCAAAGCCCTGTATGGATCTTTATTTGTTACTTCTACCCCTTCCGCTACGAATGCCAGTTTCATATTCCCACCTTATCCCCTTTTGTTATCCACCTTTTGATCTTCTCTAGCGTCTCCCCACGATCCATGTGCAGCAAGTCGCACACCAGCGTGAATGTAAAGCCAGGCTTATCAACTAAAAACCAGTCTAAGGCCTCACTCCTGACGCGACGCACTCCGTGTTGCGTCTCAGACGCTAACGGCTCAGCGACGATATCAAGTAAAGCACGGCGAAGGACGTTGATTGCTAGGATCTGGTACCCGTCATAGCGTACCGTCTCTACGACTTCCTCGTTAATTTCGTTGATTAGGTCCGCCGGTTTCACTGAGTCGCTCCTTAGTTGAGGGTTTCTCTTTGTAACATCCTCCTATCTTCCGACCAGACCAATTTGTTTGATTGTTCTGGCGTACCACTCACTACATTATGCACAACCTTTGCCGGTTCGTCACTACGGAATTTTACCTCGATTACGTCACCATTCGCCCGTTTTACCGATACTTCACGTGCGATAGTAGCGTAGGCTCTCAGGTCGTTTAGAAGGTCATCCATGAGTTCGTCGTCAACGTCAGAATCTTCAAACTCCTCCTCTACCGCCACCGAAGGGCGGCGGGAGAGAAGAACGGCGAGGGAGAAGACCGACAGGATTGTATAAATTGCTTCAGGTTCCATAACCTTTCTCCTAAGTTAAAAGGCAGACTATAACCGGTCTGCCAGCGGTAAGGGGGTGGGCGTGCTTACCTCGGCCGTCTTTCGACAGGGCCGGCAAGGCTAGCCCGTTGGTGACTTATGCGGCGGCCTCGTTTATCCTCTGTTCCTCAAGCGCATCGTTCAGATCGGAAAGGATCTTGTATTGCAGAGTGTGGTCGGTAACTTCGTTAAGCTTTTTCAACCCGTATCGCGCCTTTATCCCGTTCGCTACTTCGACGGGATAAGTAAGGGCTTTTAGGATCTCGTTAGCAGCCCGGACATACTCAGCCTGGGATGCCCTATCAAAAACCTCAGCTTCTACCGCTACCGGAGTAGCTTCCACGGCTTCAGGCGCTTCGACCTTCTTTTGTGCCCGCCTAGTTGGTGGGACTATCTCGGCCTCTATAACGTCGCTCATTTCTTCGGGCGTATACATGCCGTGTAAACAGCCTGGGTATATCGTCCTAACCCCCTCAGAGATACACCGAGAACGCTTCATTGCGGCGCCAAACTTGTGGTGTAAGTTGCCAAGCCCAGCAGCCTTAACGCGGTCGTCGTCCCAAGTGATTGTCACAGAACCGCCTTTTGGGTGACTGAATTTCATGGTTACCACTCTGTCGTTGTACTCTATCGCCTCGCTAACCCCGTCAGCAGCTTGGAAGTTAGCAAGCATGACTTCGGCTTTTAAAGTGGGCACTGCGTTGCCTTTAAACTCCATCATGTGATAGCGCCGTGTGGCGGTCATCGGGTGCAGCCCTTCGGCTTGCGCTAATAACATCAGACTGGCGGCTTTTTGCTTAGTATCGATACCCGGAAACATCTTTGACTCGGCTACGTAAACAGCCATTTTCTCAACGTCATTAAGTGGTATTACTGGCAGATTGTTGCTCATGATTCTTTTCCCCTATTTAATCCGTAAACTCTTTTCCTGACTCGGCTTTAACTCGGCCCAGTCGCATACTGCCCCTTCCGGTAGCTCTTTCAAGTACTTCTTAATCTCAGCCTTTTGCGGTTCATACTTCACTCGCATGTACTCAGCTGGCACCAACTCTTCCAAGCCAATAAACAGCTCATCAGGCTTCTTAGCGAGCGACAGCCTAACAAACTGGCCGTCAATCTTTTGACGTCCCGATATTTCCATATTTCTGATTAAGTACTTCCCTAACCGCTCAGCTTTGTTTTCTGCGTCGCGGGCGAACTGAGCTACCCGCAACGACTCCTTTCGGGCAGCTTCCGCCGTGGCTTCCAAGACCTTTATATACCTGGCAACGTTTTCAGCCTTCTGGTCGAACTCGTACCCCATTTCGGCCATGACACCGAACAAATCGCTTATCCGGCGGTCCTTTTCCTCGTCCGAAAGGCTCGTATCGTCAACCACCCGATCATAGTCTTCCATCAACTTTTGGAGGTCTTCGCCTAGCATCCAGAGCGTGTTGTTCGTCATTGCCTCACCCCATTAGTATTATGCCGTGCAGCATGGCCGTGCTCGCCCTTCAGCAAGTACGCTCGTAGCCCCAGCTCCAACACTTCAGCTAATGGTATTTCCTGCATCTCCTGGCCTTCTCGGTGCAGTTCAATCACCAGCTTCCTTCCTGGCGTCACTTCGATATAATCACCAGCGTCCGTAGTCCCTTCGATCCTCGTTACTGCTTTCTTGTATTGTAGATTTTTCACGTTTCCCCCTTATCTGCGTTTATTCTGCTTATTTGCAATTCTCTAGTGCCTTGATACCGGCATACAGCACCTCTGCCAGGTCGTACCGCTCAACGCTCTCACCATCCCCTGGAGTCTCTCCTTTGCTCACTATAATGTGCGGGCGATTCGGGCGAAGGAAGCAGCGCATCTCGTCGCCGTCTATTTCTCCTTGAATTACCCGCGAGCGGTCGCTGTAGTACAGATTCACTATATATTCGCGTGTCATCCTTCCCCCCTTATCGCTCTAATGCCAGCACTCAGAACTTCCTGTAGTGGCCAGGACTCCGACGTTTCACCGTCATAGCGAATCTCCAACTGTTTATCGGTCGCTGTAAGGTCGCAGTACAAATGCGCGCCGTCTATTCGGGCTACTAAATCGTTTGTTACGTTGCCATAAAAGTGATCGTGTCCGAGCAGGACAGACACCCTTTCTTCGTCGCCGCACAATTCAAGCATTGCTAATCTCCTTGTAATAATCCTTCCCCTTTTGCGTTGCGTAATAGCGGCTAAACTGCGCGAAGTGCATTGCGAACAGCATGCCTTTCTTCTCTAGCAATTTAACCGCTGTCTCTTGTGCAGAGCGGGCGGGCGGTTGTACGTAGTCTTTCTCGATTGCTGTCTTTAATACGTCAATCAAGTCAGGCGTCGTCATTGTCGTATTCATTTAATCTTCACCCCCAAGAACTTCCTTATCCCTACTTGCCTACGAGTCACCGACAGCTGCGACTCCTCGATAGTCTTTGTCTCAATGCCTTCCAGTTCGCCGTCTGTGTACTTATGGACGGTCGCCATAACCTCGATTTGGTCGTCCAGCCGGTCGCGTGGTCGGTCACGCTCCGCCTGTAGTATTCGGTTTACGTTGTCGCTATATCCCGTCATGGCTCATCCCCAGTTTAATTAGTTCACGTAAGTACTGCTTTCCTATATCGCTTTTCCCAATCTGGCGCGTCTTCAGCTCCCACTCGACTCTTGACCGTACCTCGTGGACTTGCTTGCTTAACGCAAACGCGGCCCTATTGATTGCGCCGTCATGTGGCTTTTGAACCTTGTCTATTTGTGTAACCTTCATTTCTTTGTCTCCTTCCAGCTTTCGCCATAACCGCAAATGATTTTGCTCTTATTCGCTACCCGAAAATCACACGCACACCTCTCGTTCGTCTCGCTGTAGCACCACTCAACGCCAGCCGGTAGCGGCTCCTCCTTCGGCGCTTCAACCTTCCTTTCTTCCACTTGTTGCGGCATAAACGCCGCGAGAATTTGCTCAAACATAAGGTCCTCTCAGCTCTAAATTGTGTTCACAGCTCAAAGCCCCTATGCGGGGCGCGGTATTACTTCTTTGCAGCTTTTTTCTTCGCTACTGGCTTCTTTGCAGCCGCCTTCTTAGCGACAGTCTTTTTAGCTGCGACTTTTTTACTTGCTACTTTCTTGCTCATTTTCATTTCCCTTAAAGGGTGGATAAGCCCACCGGGAGGCCAACCCAAGCCAGCCCCCCGCTAGTCTTTTCAATCGCTTAACCAGCGATTTATTTCTACCCGTACCAAATTTTCTTATTTTGCGTTTTTCCGTTTGACATCAACGGGTGATTCGCTCTACAGTGTGTACAGTACTAGAACTAGTACGGGATGTAAACAAAAAAATGAGCGTGAAATGAAAAAAGTTGTAAAAAAATCATTTAAACTAGCAGTCGACAGGTATATCGAGCAAAGAAGGAAGGTAAGGGACTATTACGGAGTGTTAAGGACCTATGCGCGGTACTGCGGTACAAATTGCGAGTATCTCGCACTACAAGAGGCGACCGAAGCGCAAGCCTTGGGATTTAGGGATTATGTGGTAAGGGAGTATTCAGCCGCTACGGCCAATAAGTACGTTAAAATACTTTCCTGCTTCGGTAGGGTTTTATGGGAAGGGGGATATCTCAATGCCAACCCTTGGGCGATGGTCCGAGTTCCGAACTCGAAAGGTAAAAGGGTCCGTTGGTACAGAGCGTTAACGATAGAGGAGGTGGGGAAAGTAGCGAGTCAGATAGAAGCAGGGGAGGGCCTCGAAGATCTTCGAGATGGAATAATCTTCAACCTCCTTTTTGTCCACGCGCTCAGAATTTCCGAAGCCCTCAACGCTCGGGCCGACGACTATACGCAGGGGCAGATAACAATCAGGAGTCCAAAAGAGGGGGCGGACTTCGTTTTGACGCTTGACGAGGATACGAACAACAAGATCTCCCGGTTCCTAAAACTCAGGGGAAGGGAAGGGGGTTTCCTTCTCCCCTCAATTCAGAAAGGTGTTGTAAATGTTACTGTGTCTGTAGACCCAAAGACTATAAACAAGCGTTTGAAAAACTACGCCCAAAAGGCAGAGATTCCGGCGTTTACGACACACTCAGGACGCACTACAGCCATTACCAAATTACTGGAAGATGGGTATAATATAGATCAGGTTCGCACTGTTTCGCGTCACAGTTCTGCATCGATGGTAGAGCGTTATGATAGGCGGCGGCACGAGGCTATTGTAGTTAAATATGAAAAACCTAACGTTGAAAGGAGTATGTATGGCAAAAGCAAAGGAAACTCAAAAAAGCTGGCTGGAACCCATAGCCGTGCGATTAGAGCACGATCAGCTTGAGGAAGTCATAAAGATAGGCGCGGCTGAAAAGAAGACTAAGAGCGCAATGGGCAAAATGCTTATCGAAATGGGGCTTGAAGTCTACAATCAGAAAGGGAGTTTAGCGCGTGAGAATGCTTATTTGAGGCGAAAACTCAAGACAATCAAGGACGTTTTAGAGCAGAACGGTATTTAGTATTTTGCCTTGGCTAAATTACTAAATATCCGCCCGGTGGCTTCTCTTAGCCCGATAAGAGGAGTTATCAAGAGCTACAAAATTTTAGTGATTTAGCGAAGGTGAAATAATAAAAAAGGCGCAAGAGGTACGAACTCTTGCGCCTGGAAATTATTTTGCTCGAAGCGCACGGCAGTTAATGCGTGCGGGTACGACTAATCACTTTAATTACCCATGAGCATTTTATCTGAAAAAAATTCCGTAGCCAACGACAAAGAGTATAAGTTCACGATCACCATCGGAGAGGCGAGAAGGTTTGGCATGCCAGCTTACGGCATACTGGAGATGATCCTTGCCAATCGAGCCAAATACTACCCTGTTATATTTCCGAATAGGAGGCAATGGGCCGAGCTGACTGGGATGAGTCGCGTGAGCTTAAGAGTTACCCTTTCGCAGTTTTTGAAGAAGGGGATTCTATCAATCGTTGAGACCGAAGAAGGCCAAAAAGTATACAAATACAACCGTAATGGTTCATTACAAAACGTTAATGAACCATTACAAAACGTTAATGAGCCGCTAATGGTTTGTAATCAGTCATTACAAAACGTTAATGAACCATTACACCAAAGTGTAATGAACCATTACACAAACGTTAATGAACCATTACAGTCGCACTATATATCCGAAAAATACTATCAAAGTACTAAAGAATTAAAAGAAGAAGAAGAGGGGCTATCGCCCCAGGTCGGCTTCGCCTCTTCTTGTGTTTCTGATTTTAGTTCTCCGGTTGTCATTCCTGATGAGATTCAGGAGCTGATTACTAATCCGCCGTTTGTTTCAGTTGTTGCAAAAAATGCAACAACTGAGGTTGCCGAAACGGATTTCGGGAACCCTCCACAGACCGTAACAGCCTTCGGAGTCACCTACACAATCAGCAAGCCCGTAAACGCCTCAGGAAGCACCAACGGCACCACGGGCCATAGTGATACTAGCGTTGGCATGGTGCAGGAGCAGGAAGGGGGCAAAATGGAGGCTACGCAAGGGCGTGAGGTGGCTATCACAAAGCCAAAGAGCAACAAGCCGAAAAAAGCTAAGAGCTACACTCAGTACGCAGAACAGGATTTCTTTTGGCCTGACCACTGGACGGGGCGAGGAAGGCAAGCTTTACAAACGTGGGTTGAGTATAAGCGCGACACAGGGAAAGCCGTTCTACTCCAGAGCTATCAACAGCTAATCAAAAACTTCATTGGGGATGAGCCGGGGTTTGTGCTTGCCGTCGATCACTCAATCGCCAACGCCTACCAAGGACTATTCAAGCCCAACGGCCAACAGCTCAGGGAGGCACAAAAGCAGCAACAACAAGCGCAGGTGAACAGCACCGACTGGCACGATCGCTTGGCTGAACTTTTGGCAATGGAGGAATAAGACATGAACAACCAACAAGTTGAATTTCTAATCTCCATGCTCCGTGATTGCTTCCCGACTTCTAAAGGCTATGACGGCCCTACGGTAGTTCAGAGTTGGCACACTATGGGCTTGTGCGACCTATCGTTCGACAAAGTGCTTTTGGCTGTTCGCAAAGGCATCAAGGAAAACCGATGGGACTATCCGCCGTCAATCAACGACATCCTGAAAGCGTACAACGACGCGTCGCCAAAAGTCCCAATGGACTATGAGGGGCTGTCGAACGACTCGCAGATCAAGCACGCCATAGACATGCGAGTGAACAAACGGCATCCCGAGGTGGACCCTAAGAGGCAGTTTCGGGACATCGAAGAGCATCAGGAGGCTTTAGCTATTAACCGACAACAGCGGTTAAAATACCGTAATGAGCTATTCAAGGAGGTGAAACCGGAAGTTCAACGGCTCCTGAACTCAGGCATGAAAAGCGCGCAGATAGTCAGCCAGGTGTTTGGTGTCGAGTATGTCAAGTCGGATCATCGTAGGCATTTAGGGCAGGGCACTAATGACGTTGTTGACCTTGCAAAATCCATTGCTAAAGCACTACCGGGGGTGGGAAATGGAAGTTAAAAAACAAGTCATCATCCGCACACCTCAACCCTCCCATAGTCTTGTCGCTCGATACGAGTGGAGGGACCAGTACGGGCACCTAATCCTCGACGAGACATATCACGAGGCGAAAGAGAGGCTAGGCGGCAATTTGTATCGATATGCAGTTTTGAAGGGCAGTAAGCCAGAACCAAGGGAGGAGCGGGAGGACTACGAAGAAAAGCCGAAAAGGCAACGAAAGAACAACAGCAAATTCTAATTAACTAAAAACGGAGAAAGACAAATGTACGAACATCACGAAATAGCAAACATATTCCCTCTATTCGCAAACAGCGAACTAGAGGCACTAACGCAGGACATAAAGAACCACGGGCTACGGGAAGCCATATGGCTTTACGAGGGGAAAATACTTGATGGGAGGAACAGATACCTTGCCTGTGGGTTAGCAGGGGTTATGCCTTCGTTTAGGCAGTATGAAGGCACTGACCCCGTGGGGTTCGTGGTGTCGCTGAACTTACACCGACGGCATTTGAACGAAAGCCAAAGGGGTATGGTTACGGCGAATATCGCGAGACTAAGCAAAGGCGGAGACAGCGGGGTAGTTAAAAGCAATGCGCAAATTTGCGCATTGAACATCCCTACGCAGACCGAAGCGGCCCAAATGCTTAACGTCAGCCGGCGCACCGTCCAGCATGCCAGGGCAGTCCAGGACGAAGGAGCACCGGAGCTAATCGAACAGGTAGTTCGCGGCAACGTCGCAGTCTCTACCGCTTCCGAAGTAGCGACCCTACCAAAAGAAGAACAAGCGGAGATCGTAGCCAAAGGAGAGAAGGCGATACTAGAAGCAGCTAAGAAGATACGGGCGGAGAAATTAGAGACTAGAAGGGTTGAGAAGATCGAGCGCATAGCAGAGATAAGCAGCCGGAGCAGGGATCTGAATATAGCTCAAAGGTTCCCTATCGTTTATGTTGATCCTCCGTGGCGCTACGAGGGGAATATCTGCGACGAGACCAGAGACCTTGATAACCACTACCCCACCATGACCGACGACGAACTAAGGAATCTCCCAGTTGCCAATATTGCGACCGACGACGCTATGCTATTCATTTGGTCGACCAATTCGCACCTACCCTTAGCTATAGAACTAATCAAACACTGGGGGTTTGAGTACAAGAATAACTTTGCTTGGGTGAAGGACAAAGTAGGGCTAGGTGTCTACAACCGGGGTCAGCACGAACTCCTATTGGTAGCTCGAAAGGGCGGGATCCCAGTTCCCCCGCCACAAGGGCGGACCCCTTCCGTTGTACAAGCAGCAAGGTTAGAACATTCCGAAAAGCCAACCGAGTTCTATGAACTCATAGAGCGGGCCTATCCAGAGCTTCCCAAGATAGAACTATTCGCACGCAAAGACAGGACCGGCTGGGCAAGTTGGGGGAATGAAGTATGAGCTTTGCAGTCGACTTAGAATATTCTGAAAGTCAGGTGTTATTTGACTACTGGTCGGAGATTTACACAAAGGCTTTCGGAGAACATACCGCCACGGCTATTACCGGGCCCAACTCGCAAAGGGACGGGTTGGACCGGGTAATAGTACTCCCAAACCAGAGACAAATTTTGATAGACGAGAAGGCCATCCGTAAACACCACACCATTGAACACGAAGGAGAAATGCAGGACCGCCTGTGGATCGAGGAGTACAGCGTCTACGAGAAGAAAGTTCTGGGCTGGGGGCTAAAACCCCTTCGCGCGGACTATATCGCCTATGGGTTTCCGACGGCCAGAAGGTGCCACCTCCTTCCTGTAATCCAACTTCAAGCTGCATTTAAAACCCACGGGAGAGACTGGTTTAACCGAGGGTGGCGAGCTTTAACGGCGCTAGGGATGAACGACGGATATCGAACGAGCGGGTACAAGGTGCCAATGAACGTTCTTCGTAAGGCGATAGGGGAGGCAATGACGATACAACTAGAAACTTTAAACAACGTGTGAGGAGGGGAAAATGAACAGATTAACAATCGCGGGAACGGTAGAGAAAACGGTGTCACCAATCGGAAATTCCGACAAGCTCGGAGAGTTTTTAATCAGGGTGCCGGAGCGCAAAAAGACAGCGGCCGGGCAGTGGGAAGATTCCCATTCTTTCCTACCGGTAAAGGTTTTCGGGAAAGCTCTAGGGGTAGCACGAGCGCACCTCAAGACAGGCACAAGGTGCTTCATCACGGGCAAGTTGGAAGGGCGCGAGTATAACGGGAAGTACTATACGTCGGTCGTCGCTGAGGAGGTTTTTGCGCTTGCAGGAGGGGAAGCAGGACAAGCGCCACGGGCAGGGAGCCAAGAGGCACCGCATGAGGCAGGCGCGCCGAGCTGGACAGAGGACGATATACCGTTTTAGGAGGGTGAAATGAATTTATATTTGCTAAGTCAGAAAGTAAACACAGGCTACGATACCTACGACTCCTGCGTCGTAGCGGCAGAGTCGGCGGAGGATGCGAGGGTCATACAGCCACGTGAGATAGAGTTCGAGCAGGATGAAGACTTTAGTTTTTGGGTATCTCCGGAGCATGTAACCGTCACCTTTCTAGGAAGAGCAGCGGAGAGCATCAAAAGGGGAGCGATATGCTCCAGTTTTAACGCAGGGTAGGAGGACTATGAAAGGGAAAACCGTTTGGTTAGTGCAGTGCTGGTATGATTGGGAGCTTTGCGATGTTAGAGCTTTTGCTACGAAAATTTCCGCGCTCAAGTGGATTTCGAGGCGCTACCGTAAGAGCGGGAGGCATAGCCTGAGGTGCAACAGGGAGTCGTATGGCCTACTCGTGGAATCCACGGTGGACGCGGCATGCTACCGCGTCAGTAGAACTCTGGTAGAGTAGTTTCAGCTAGTTAGCCACTCCCCTACCCTGCTGAAGTAGGCCAAAACTAGGTCAAACGAGGCCTCGTAGGTCAAGCGAGGGAAGGGGGAGGGGATTAGACCACGGGGCTTTGCGGCCCCTTTTTTTGTCTTTTTTTACGACTGAGTCACTTTGACCCACAAATGGGGCTTTTTGACTCAGCAAAATTATGGTACATTGTAGGGAGGATGGGAGGGACCGCGAGCTTGCGAGCGTGTCTTAATCCGAATTAGCTGTACCACCGACTACCTACTTTTACGACGATGAGAGAAGCGGAGACAGCCGAGGCGATAGCCCTCTGTAAGTATATGGAGCTACGCCACAGCAAGATTTTTGATCACATGTTTCACGTCCCTAACGGGGGGCTACGGAATAAAACCGTTGCCGCTAAGCTCAAAGCTCAAGGGGCTAAAGCCGGTGTCTCTGACTACTTCATCGCCATTCCCGTTGGTCGCTATCATGGCCTATGGCTCGAACTCAAGGCGGGCAAAAACGGGCTAACTCCAACCCAGAAAGAATGGCTACGCAGGATGACGATCCAGAACTACGCATGTGTAGCAGCATGGGGCTGGGAAGCCGCAGCGCAGTGCATCGAGCAATACATCAACGGGCAGGTTGACAGGATTATTTTAGAGGATTTGGTGGAGCAATGAAGGCAGCATCAACGCATATTTTAGACGCCGCGTACTCGCTAATGGACTTGTCGCGGGAGCTTGAGAAGCACGAAAAAACTCAGGCGGCAAAGTTCTTGTTTTTGGCGCAAACATACTACCCAGCCTACCAAATGACGGGAATTTATGAGACGGCGCAGGATGCTATTGACGCAGTCCTTGGGACTCTCAAAGAAGGAATAGGCCCGGAAATGTACGATTCGGGGTGGGTTTTTTACGGCCCATTTAAGAAGAGGATAGCTACTATTCACATAAAAAAGATTGGAAGTTGGGATGACTGGGGCACGATGGTTCCCGAGACAGACACAACCACGTGGAGCGCAAGATGAGAACCCCTATAACGCTGTCATACATCTCTGGAATCGCGCGAGACTTCGAGCACACGGACTTGAAAAGCGTCAAGATTACAGACGTCCCGGTGTACTTTTGCTACCCGGACAGCAGGACTCTAGGCGTGATTGAAGACTCTTACGGCAAGACGCCCGACGGCTCCCCTTTCGCTACCAGGAAAGAGGCCGAAGAGTGGCTGAAAAGTTGGGTTGGCAAAGAGATATCAAAGCTACATGACAAGATTCGGGAGTACTCCGAAGGGCTGCATGTAGCACTGGGTAGGGACGTTGAAAGCATTGATGACGGTGTGCATGGCTAGGGGGACTAGACACACAAGAACCCTAACGGACGACGAGATTGAGCTCGCATCTTTCATGACCCTCGGGGGAGCATCTCAGGCTTCCGTGGCTAAGCGCTTAGGTTTGGCGCAAGCTACTTTTCACGATCATTATTCCGAAGTAGTCAGGCAAGCAATTGAAGAAAAGCACGGTTTTGTTGTCGGAAAATTGTACGATTGTATAAAAAAAGGCAACGTTCCATCAATTATTTTTTACCTCAAAACGCAGTGCGGATGGCGCGAAAAAGACGTTGATTTATCAAGTGAGACTATAGAGAAAATTGCACGCGGTGTTAGCCGATCAAGGGAGCTAAATTTAGAAGAATGGCAAGCCATGGTAGACAGCGAGCGGGCGAAAGCGAAGGCGAAAGCAGCATAACAAATGCGGCTTGGATACCTCAGCGCGGGCCGCAGTTACACGCTCTATATGCTACAAGGGTGCACGTCCTGCTATTCGGTGGGGCCAGGGGCGGCGGAAAATCGGATTACCTGTTAGGTGACTACTATCAGGATGTATACGAGTACGGCAAGCACTGGCAAGGCATTATGTTCCGGCGTACCTACCCCGAGCTTGAAGGACTGATCCAGCGCGGCAAATCAATGTTTCAGGATGCCGAATGGCTTGAAGGCAAGCGTCAATTTCAATGGAAGAACGGCGCGATTCTCAAGATGCGGCACGCTGAAAATGTGGCCGATGTCAGCAAGTATCAGGGCCACCAATACGGCTGGGTAGGGTTCGATGAGATAACCAACCAGAAGGATGAGCAGGTATTTCGGCAGTTACTCGCTATCAACAGGTGGGCAGAATGCGAGCTGCCAACTAAGCGGGTAAGGCTATCAGGCAACCCAGGCGGACCGGGGCACCAGTGGGTTAAAAAGCTCTTTATCGACCCCGCTCCGGGCGGCTATGAGGTCATTAGCGACGGCGACTTTCAGCGCCTCTTTATTCCCTCTCGCGTGCAGGACAATCAGATCCTCATGGAGGCAGACCCCCGCTATGTCAAAAACCTCGAGAGTATCGGCAGCGCTGAGCTCGTAAGGGCATGGCTCGAAGGCGACTGGAACGTTGTGCTAGGTTCATACTTCTCTGAATTTGGAGCGCAGAACGTAATAGCCCCTACGACCTTACCAGCTCACTGGATGCGCTTCAGAGCTATGGATTGGGGCTTTCATGCCCCTTCTACTTGTCTTTGGATAGCCGTATCAGATGGCAGCATTGACGGCATACCAGACGGGGCTCTAGTCGTATACCGAGAGCTACAAAAGGCAGGGATGACAGCCGAAGAGTTTGCGCTAACGGTCGAATCTATGACAGCGGAGACTATCGCATACTCCGTTTGCGACCCTTCAATGTTCGCTAAGCAATCCCAAATCGTCAAAGGTCCATCACTTGCCGAGGTCTTCCGTGGTCGCGGTATAGCACTATCACCCGGTGACAATGAGCGCCTACCTGGCTGGATGCAGATACGGCAGCGACTAAAGGCTGGAATGTTGCTTATCTTCAGCACGTGCCGAGAACTGATAGCCGAATTGCCTCTACTACAGCACGACAAGCTACACCCAGAGGACCTTGATACTACCGGACAGGACCACTTAGCGGATGCCCTCCGTTACGGGTGCATGAGTAGACCATACATCAAACGCGAACCAGTCAAGGCCAAGCCGATTAAATCCTTCGGCGATTACAACTACAACGATTTACACAGAAGCATAGAGGCGCAGCATGAGTAGTACAGAGCACGAAAACAAAGAATGGGCAACCGAACTAACGGCAGCATACAAAAGCCCGAACCGTGAACGCTTTTTACTCCAAGCCAAGAAAGCATGGTCGGCATACGACGCAGGGGCCAAGGAAGGCGCGAGGAAGTCAGGCGACAGCAGGGACTACGCTATATTCTGGTCTACGATAGAGACCAAGTTGCCGTATATCTTTAGTAACGTCCCTACCCCACGGACCCGCAGAACAGGCGCGGCAAGCAACCCGATAGACGCCAAGGCGTGTTTCATCTCCGAAGCTCTAATGGAGCTACAAGTAGAAGGACAGGATTGCGAGTATATTTTTGAAGAGGTGGTTAAGAGCTACCTTATAACCGGCTTAGGTCAGTTGTGGGTACGCTACGAGCCAACAATCTCAGTAGACCCAACTGGACAAACTGAGGTATCACGTGAAGCGGTACGGTTTGACAGCGTGCACTATGATGACTTCCTCTTTCCCGATGTCCGCTCCTGGTCAGATGTCGAGTGGATAGCACGGCGCATATTCCTAACTGGCGAAGACATCAAAGAGCGGTTTAAGGTGTCAGGTGAGCAGATCGATAAGATGACCTTTAAAACCGGCAACCGTGACGGCGAAACCATCGGCGTGATGAACCTTAACGGCAAGGACGACCTCCAGACCACGGCTATTTGGGAAGTCTGGTGCAAGCGTAGCCGGTCAGTGTATTTCTTCAGCGGCGATGATTTTGACGTGATGTTGACCACCAAAAGGCCATTAGACCCTGTTCGCTTCCGTGACTTCTTCCCTTGTCCACGTCCTTTGTTGGGCACTACGGGCACGGATACCTTATGGCCTATCCCTAATCACGTATACACGGCTACCTCGGAACAAACCATACAGAGCAGCAAGGCCACTCAGCGGGCATTGATCGAAAAAGCTATCCCGAAAGCATTATTAAACGGCGAGTTCGGCGACGAACTTAAGAAGCTATGGGACTCTAAGGTGCCTATCGGACAGGTCTTGGAGAATTGGATCCAGTTCACCAACAAAGGGGGATTCGAGGGGAACGTAGCCTATGCGCCAGTGCAGGAATATGTTAATTCAGCCCAGACGATGAGTCAGCAAATACAGGAAGAGCTAAACTCATACTGGGAGCTATGTGGCATCACGGACCTAATGCGCGGCATTGCAGACCCTCAGAATGCAGCGGCTACTAACCAGATGATATCGGACCACGGAGATACTAGGACCGAGCGCATTGTCAAAAAGGTGGCCGTATTCTTCAAACAGACCTACGGCTGCATGTATGACGTGATATGTGACGTTTTCTCACCTCAGTCTATGATTCGTGACAGCGGGCAGGATATGAACGATCCGAACGCTCAACAGGCCGTGATGCTACTCAAGAACGAAGGTCAAAGGCTCTTCCGTGTAGCTATAGAGACAGGCACAACCCTCGCAAGTAACAGCGGCACCAACCTTGCCAAAAGCACCGAGATGTTCAACGTGTTGGGCCAGGTGCTAACGTTAGCTCTTCAGACAGCCGAAAAGGCCCCTTCGTACGCTCAGGCCATGCACTCGCTAATCATGCACACAGTACGCAGCATGAGCGAAGGCAGGAAGATTGAAGAGGAGTTAGAACAGGCATTCCTACAGGGGCTCGAACAAGCCAAACAAGGCCAAGAACAGGCGATGCAAGCCCAACAGGCACAACAGCAGCAAGAGCAACAAATGGCCCAGATGCAGCAACAGATGCAGGAGTACCAAATGCAGATTCAGAGCAGAGAAACGGGCGTCAACGAGTTTGAGGCGCAAATCAAACAATTTGTTGCACAAACTAATGCAGAGATTGAAAAGCTACGGCTACAGCTCGAAGGATCTACGGCAGCGCAAAAGCTACAGGTTGATATGCAGAAGACAGGCTCCAAGGTCCAGCAAGACCAACAGAAGGTAGAACTCGATGCGGCTAAGGTTGGCCGTGAGCTGGATATCAAAGAAGGCCAGGTGCTAGCAGATACGCAGCTCAAGAAGCAGGAGCTGGAGGATAAGCGGATTGTTAATACGGCGGAGTTGTTAACGACGGGGACGGTGAGATGACGACAAAGCACGACCTTTTTAGGGTGATAAAAGACTACACTTACTACGACTACGCTTACTACGCAGAAATACAAAGGAAAAGAGAAGAAGAGAGAGCAGGTAATGCTTTTGATTTCTGGCTCCTCATGATGTTGTCGCCGCTTCTCTTGCTGCTGGCTGTATGCGATGGGATTGGGTGGCTGTTTAGGCGCGTGAGGTAGCCGACATGGACCACACGCTAATGATCATCGTCGGATTGTTTGTTATGTGGGTGGCGTATCAGAATTGGGAGGGCAAGTAATGGCTAGATACAGATATGATAAAGAGTCAGGGCGCATGTACGAGGTGGGCGATCCGGTATACGACCCACGCGTACACATCATCAATGACAATGCGGACGCAGAAGGTAAGGGCTATTTGTGGCATCCAGCCTTTGATGAGCATGAGCAGCATAAAGCATATTTCAGCAGTAAGAGCAAGTTTCGGGCAGAGACCAAGGCCCGTGGCTTTGAAGAGACCGGCACTGGTCGAGATCCGGACAAGGAACGGCGGTACAGAGATAATACGAAAGAAGTACAAGCAAAGATGCAAGAGGCCATAATACGGCACGTTAAATCACTCAATTTAAGGAATCCATAAATGGACGGCATAGAAACCGGCGCATCAGTAGAAGCTACTACAGAAGCGCCACAGGTCAGCGAAAGCGTAAGCCTAAACGATAAGATTGCGGACGTTGTCAAGGCTAACGTCAAGAAGTTTAGCGACGAAAAGCAGGAGGAAGTCAAACCGGTAGTCGCTGAGAGCATTCCACGTGAAGGCAAAGAGGACGTTAAGCCCGAGAAGGCGACGCAGAAGGAGGTGAAAGATGCGAAGCCAGTAACAGCTAAGGACGAGAAGCCCGAAGTAGTCAAAGCCCCTAATGGCTGGACCAAGGAGGAAAAGGCGGAGTTCGAGAAGCTATCAGAGCCAGCCAAGAAGGCCATACTGCGATCCGAAGGTGAGAAAGAGTCAGCCTTCACCCAAAAGAGCATGGAGCTTGCCAAGGTTTCAAGGACGCTTGAGAAGAACAAGGAGGCTATCGAGGCACATGAGTATGTTAAGCAGGTGGCCGAAAAGAGTGGGGCGCCTACCCCGCGACACTTTATTGAGCGGATGGTTGAGGCTCAAGAGCAGAGCGTCCGCGACCCGGTTGGCTTCGTAGCTCGAATAACAGACCAGAACCCTATTGGGTTCGTCAAGGCTTTGATGCAGCGGTACGATATCGACGTTAGGCAGTTGGCAGCCGGACGGGACGACTTAGCGTTTGACACCCAGACGCATCAACAGCAAACCGAAATGCAACGGATTCAGCGGGAGAACGCTGAAATGCGGCAGTACTTCGAGAATCAGAGACAACAGCAGGAACAAGCCCAAGTTAGCCAGCAACAACAGCAGTATGACCAGGCCGTCGGCTCTATCGCGGATGCTATGGAACAGTTCTATGCAGACAAGTCCGAAGGGGAGAGGGAGGCAGCAACGCCATACCTTGAGCATGCGGTTCGGGTAGTAATGGCAGAGGCAGGTCAGAAGGGAGAGCAAATCAATTCCTACGGGGAGCTAATCCGCAGGGCGCATGCCAAGGCCTTAAGGCTTAACGACTCTTACAATCCACCTTTACCCCAAAGGGCAGACTACGCCAGCAGTCGGGCGGTAAGTCCTCACAGTAGAGGCGGTTCAGCTACCGGAGTACCAACGACCACCCCCAAAGGTAGCTTCAACGACATGGTAGCCCAAATCGCAAGGAACAATCTTCGCAAGTACTCATAGAAAGGTGTTGACAGTTATACGCCTTTTATGCGTCAATAAAAGCAAAGGCGTATAACTCGCCTAGCATATCGCGTGAACAGCCATTGCGGCTACGGGATCGCCCTTCTCCTGAACAGCTTGGATGCCATGCTACGGGATAGAGATGGAATAACTAACACTTATTTTAATCTTTATAACGAGGCAACAACATGGCAGATCCAAATCTCAGCCAAATGACCTCGGCGACGTTCGAAGACGTTACCAAGGTCGTTTATGACAATTTCACCAACAACAACCCACTACTAGGCGAGCTCAAGAAAAAAGGAAACATTACCGAGGATTACACCGGCGGTGAGTACATCAGACAGACCCTAGCATACGCAGAAAACAGCACATACACGCACTACAGAGGAGCGGAAAGACTCAACATCTCTGAAGTAAGCATCCTCTCAGCAGCCAAGTTTGACATCAAGCAAGTAGCTTTGAGCGTGACCATGAACGGTCTCGAAGAAGTCATGAACGCCGGGGAAGCCAAGCTAATCGACTTGTTCCAAACCAAATCAATGGTGCTCAAAGGTACTTTCGAAAACAACTTCGAAACAGATTTGTTTAGTGCTGGAACGGCATCAGGCGGTAAGCAAATCGGCGGCTTGCAGTCTCTGGTAGCAGATACCCCAACGAGCGGCACAGTGGGCGGGATCAGCGCGGTGAATTACACCTGGTGGAGAAACGTGAGCTACGACGCATCAACAGATGGCGGCGCAGCTGCATCATCAGTGAACATCAAGACCTACCTAGATGCTGTAATGAGACAAGTTCGACGAGGGCAAGACCTTCCAGACTTCCTGATCGCAGACAACAACTATTACGCTTTCTACGAATCTTATTTGAGCGGTCTTCAACAAATCGTCGACGGCGGTTCTGGGAAGTCGCAAGGCTCAGGCGCAGATGAGTTGACCTACAAAGGCCGACGATTCGTGCTAGGCGGTGGTCGTAACGGTTCAGTACCAGCGGACCATGTTTACTTCCTTAACACTGATTATATCAAACTAAAAGAAGCTAAAGGGCGAAAGCTAAAGATGCGCGAAGCAGTTAAGGCGATTGACCAAGACGCTGAAGTATCGCTAGCACTATGGGCCGGTAACCTCGTGTTACCAAACCGCTTCGTACACGCCGTACTTAAAGCTTAATAGGAGGCTAAGAAATGACTATAGTAAATCAGACAAGCTTAGGACTGGCCGGGGTTAATATATACGAGACATCAAGCGATCAAAAGTTCGCATTAGGAACTCGAGTACGAGTCAACTACGGAGATAATAAAGACAAATCAGCCGAAGTTACTTATGTAAAATCCCTCGGAAATCGAACAGCGGGCCTTTGTTATGAGATGCCGATGATCTCCGGAACGGACGCCTATCAGCTCGACACGATTATAACAACCGCGAACGCGGCAACTCTGTGCGGAGCTATCGGGAGGTCGGTTCGAGTTTGCGTTCCGTGCATCGCTTTAGCGACGAATGAGTTTGGGTGGGTTTTTGTTAGAGGGGTTATTCCGATACTCCTTGGAGCTAACTGTGTTGCGGGCGCTCCGCTTTACACAACGGCCACTAACGGAATGTTAGACGATGCCTCTGCTAGCTCACACTTACTAGCAGGTGTTTGGGCGATAACTACAGTAGGTGGCTCCAACGCAACTACCGATTGTTTTGCAAACGGAGATCTATACGTAACCCAAACAGTATAACGACCTAACGGGGGGTCTAAAAAGCCCCCTTTTTTAACCTTTTTAAACATAGACATCATGGATTTTAGTCAAATACAACATGGCAACGTACAGCTCGATGGGTTGATGTCTAACCCCGAGTTCGCAGATCTTCTAGGTGAGGACTTTAAACAGTCACACGTCAAATGGAATGCTGAAGACGATGCAAAGCTAATCGTCAAATTCATCAGCATGCCCAAGATTCTCTCCTTCGTTAGCAAGCAAACTGGCAAACCTAAGCTCATCCAAAGCGACTACGTATCAATCAGGCTTGATGAATACAGTGAGCACGTCGTAGAGGTGGGCTTTGTCCGTGACGCGTACGGGAAAATTGAAGAAGTGGCAGGAATTCAGATTCCTTCACCTAAGCGCGAGGAGTACTTAGCCCGGTTCCCTAAAGCCTGGGAAGCGTACCAAAGGCAGTTTGAAAGAGCTGAAGGAACCCCACTAAGCCAGCTTAAAGGCATTACGCTGAATGAGATTGCACAGCTATCAGTCTACAAGATTCGCACTATCGAGGCCCTAGCAGATTCAACAGACAGGCTCTACATACCAAGTGGCTCTCAACCAGCACACTTGGATATGAGAGATGGCGGTGGAAGTTACGTAGAACTGCGAGAAGCAGCTAGACGCTACGTCAAAGAGAATGGCGAGTTTGAAGCGGTAGTACAGGCTAAAGCAGAAGCGCAAGCCGAAGCGGCAGCCCTACGCGAGGTGGTCGCAAGACTACAAGCTGAACTAGCGGCTACTGGGCCGACAGACGCGCAGAAAATTGCAATTTACAACGAACAGATCGCGCTAGACGAGAGACAAACAGCTCAGGCAAAGGCAGAACGTCGTAAATAAGGTACAAAATGCCCTTAACGCTCCTACAGATTGTGCAAGACGCGGCGGTGCTGTGTGGGCTTGATAAGCCCAGCACCGTCGTTGGTTCTACGCATCCAACAGCGGTAAAAGCTTTGGCTATGTTGCACGTGGAAGGAGCGGCTCTACGGCGTGACTACAGTTGGGATGTCCTAAAAAGGCTTCACACGGTCACTTTAGTGGATGGTGCCCAAACCTACGCACTACCAACAGACTTTGAGCGGCATGTGTTCAGCACGCACTGGGATAGCGGGATGTCACTACCGGCAAGTATTGCGACCTCTCAAGACTGGCGCTATGTCAACAGCGCGAACTTTGTCTACACGACTTCCAAGATAGCCCGTTTCTGGACGTGGCTTAACAATCAGATTTACTTATATTCGACCCCCGACTCTACCGATGCTGGCAATACTATCACTTTTGAGTATCAATCTGCTACTTGGATCCGTTATCGGACGTGGGTAGCTTCTACCGCATACGCAACGGGCAACAGGGTTTGGTACAACGGCAACCGCTACACGTGGGTATCAGGAACTACAAGCGGCAGCACTCCACCGACTCACACAACCGGCAACGCTTCAGATGGCGGTGTCACATGGGCATACAATTCAACCGAACTACAGGAGCGGTTCGAGTATGACACAGATATTCCGCTACTTGACGGCGTGGTGCTTCAACTGTGCTTACAGGCTGCCCTATATGAGGATCTCGGACAGTCAGAACAGGCCGGGAATCAAAGGGCACGGGCGCAACAACTAGCGGCTCAAGTGTGCACCAACCTCAAGGGGATAAGCACCATCGCACTAACCGACATGGGTGTATCCGAAGGCGCGTTTATGTCTAACAACTCGGTGAGGCTGATATGAGCGCACCAATACCCCCAATGAATCCGGCCTGGGCGATGGGATGGGAGCGTGCGAACGGTCGCCCTCCTACACAAAGGGATTGGGAAGCGCAAATCAACCGGCAGCGTAACGGCGGAGTCGAAGAACCAACAACAGCTTCACAAGTTGGACAGTTCGCTGGGCCAGTTGGCACCGTTGCGGGTATGTATGCGGCTAGCAAGCTACCGGGATTGTTTGCAGGTAGTACAGCAGCCAAAGAGGGCGCTAAGGAAGGCGCGAAAGGCATTGCGGAGTATTTCGGCTTAGGTGGCGGTGGTAGCACAGCGGCAAATACCGGCATAGCCGGATCTATGGGCGGCACCGGCACAATGGGCGCGGGAATGTCTACGGCATCAGCAGCGGACATCGCAGCGGCAGAGGCGGCAGCGGCTAGTCAAGCCGGGGCGCTTGGAAGTACAGGACTTTACGGGACGGCCCTCACTTACGGGATCCCCGTTCTAGGCGCGGCCCTAATCGGTAACGGCGCATATAATATGTTCAAAGGCGATAAAACGTCGGGGCTATCAGATTGGGCATCTCGGGCATCCTTAGGCATAGCAACGGGCGGCATTTCTGAAATACTCAACGGGTTCGGGCTATTCGACAAACCACAAACCCAAGTAGAGGAATCCCGCTGGAAGGACCTCGGCGATCAAGGCTTCGGGGTTCCTGACTGGGTAGCTAACGGCACCGACATCAGCGCGAAAGGCGCAGGAGCACGGCCAGACCTTGCAGCGGATTTCATCGGATTAGCACCGACGGCAGGTGACGCGGTGGGCATGGGCGCAACTCCGGCGGGAACTTGGGTAAACAACAAGTTTGCCGAATCGCGTGATGTGGGCGATTTGACCGCAAAAGACATCTGGGGATATGCAGCCCTTCCCGAGCTATTCGGCAAAGACTACGTGACAACCTCAGAAGCTAACCGCGAAGCTATAGCAGCAAAGGCGCTTGAACTTGGGCTAGTCAGCGAAGGCAAAGGAACTATCGACATCAAAGACGATCCAGCCTTGCGAGAGTACTGGACTAGCTTAACAGCTCCAAAGAGCGATAATCAGCAGATTGCCGATACCGTCAAGGACACGGTTAGGAGGTTGTACAATAAATGAGCGTGAAGTTCTTTACCCTATCACCAGCACTAGGCGGACTAAAGAGCGACATCCCAGAGGAAAGGCTGACGGATGGAGACGCTACCATCCTCAACAACTTTAGCACCGACGGCTATCGGATTAAGCAAAGGGAGTATATCCAGAACACCAGAACCATGACCGGAACAGCGGGCAACTACGCAGGGATTGGGTATTTGGAGCTTGAAAGCTCCTCGATGATTATTTGCGGCACCACAACAGCTCTTTCTAAGTACACAAGTAGCGTCACATCAATCGCTACCGGGTACACCGATGCAGGGTGGTTCATGACTCCATGGCGGAAAAGGATGTTTATTTGCCGCTTCGACATGTCAACGTTTGCACCGGCGGCGTTTCACTCCTACGATGGGACGACCTTAACGGCAACGCCATACACAGTTAACGGCAGCACTAGCTACACCGTAACGCACATGGTGCCTCATAAGTCAAGAATGTACCTTGTGCTAAAAGAGACAGCAACGGGCGAGATCGACCTTTGGTATTCGGGGGTAAACTCAGTTTCGGGCGCTCTGACTGTAATGGATGCATCGGGGGAGTCCACAGGGCTTTTTAATCGCGGCGGGCACCTGCTAGCTGTAGGCTCGATCTCTCGTATGAGTAGCTCTGGCGACGTTTCCCAGTTCGTGATGATATCAAGTCTCGGCGAGGTGGTGGTATACGAAGGTTCTAACCCGAGCGCGTCAGATTGGGTGCTCGTCAGGCGATTCTCCATCCCTGTGCCAATTAAAATTCTACGCTACACAAATTCTGTAATATCGGCCAATGGTGATGTCTATGTGCTAACGCTCAACGGCGTAATCAGCATTAACGCCGTTATGAATGGAGACCCGATTGGAATCGTTGCCCCAATAGCGGACGACTTAAAAAATGCGTGGATAGGGCAAACAACGCAAGACCTACTTACTCATTACTCCCATGGGATAGCGTTTAACGAGACTACAAAAGTGCTTGCCGCAACAATACCAGCAAACCCTAATGCTTTCGAAGTTGGTGGGATATGGCTTACTAACATGCGGACAGGCGCCTCGACCAGGTGGACGGTATCAGCAACTGGGATAACTGGCTACGACAGGAGTTTTGCTCTAATACTAGGCGCTTCTATGTGGGCCATGAACGCAACCTCATCGCCTTCAGGTCAAGAGACGGCAGATTGGGAGTATGGGACATCGTGGAGCAACCTAGGGTCTCCATATACTCGCAAGACGATCAAGGCGATTAGGGTAAGACTTAAGAAAGGTACAGTCGCTTACACCGATGATATCTCGGTAACTATAGACGCCGACTTTCTTGACTCCTCAAATACTTACACCTTCGACTGGACCGTAACGGAGTCAACGACCAAGCCCGATCAGTGGATCCCAGTACAGAGCAGCGGGGAGCGGTTTCGCATACGACTAAGCGGCACTAAACTAACACAGCTCGAAATAGGGGCCATAGACATCAAGTTTGAAACCGGAACGGGGGTAATTTAATGGCAAAACTTTCAAAAGAGCAGCAAGCAAAGTACCACAAGCTATTCAAGAACCGTAGCCCTGAAGTTGCTCAGCAATACGACCAGTGGGTACAAGCGGGCAAACCCGGCGGTACATTCAACCCCGATCAACCAGTCACGCCAGAAGCACCAGCGGGCGCGCCTCCTTCGATCGACCTCAGCAACCCTCAGAGCGTCATCAATGCGCAAGGGGTTATGAACGATCGCACAGTAACGCAATCAACCCCAAACGTTACTAATGACTTTGGATCACGCACGATAACGACCGATCCCGTTACTGGGCAGAAAACTGTGACTGAAGGGCTAACCGGCGCGAACAAAGCGCTCATGGAGCAAGGTCAGGCCAATCAGGGCATGATCAATACCGAGTTCCAAAAGCAGATGGGCTATGCAGCGGAGCAAGGAAAGTTCGACCCTCGCAAAGGTCAGACCGAACAAAAAGCCTTCGACCCTTCCTCAATGGGCCAGCTTCCACAGTACCAAGACCCACGGCGCGGGGTAACGAATGTCTACCAAACCGGAGACGCGCGAGATGGTTTGCGCTCACTCTCGCGGTGGGAAGACCCACGAAATACGCAAATAGAGGCTCCGGGTTCTTTTCGGGACATGCAGCAGCAGACGTTTAGGGACGCACTCGATGAGTATACTTCATCAGTAAGAGAAGATCAGAGCTTTCGCCGCGATGCTTTAGAGCAACAGATGGCGAACGAAGGAATACCGCGCGATAGCGTCAAATATCAACGGGCAATGGCGCAATTTGAAAAAACAGCGGATCAGGGGATGCAGTCAGCTATTCGGGCAGCTAAAAGAGATTCTCATGACGTTGGGAGCCAGGCCTTTCAAAACCAACTGAGAGGCCAAGGACAAGAGTTCGATCAGAATTACCGGAGCGGCGATCAACGGTTTAATCAAGAGTTCAACGCGCGCGGGCAACAATTCGGCGAGAACATTAATGCTACGAATCAGGTATTCGGCCAGCAAATGGGGCTACGTGGCCAAGAGTTTATGGAAAATCGGGCAACGGGACAGGATCAGTTTGATAGGGCCTATAACGCACGGGCGCAGGATGCGGGATTTCAAAGCCAGCAGTTCGGCCAACAAGATTCACTCAACAACAGAGCCGAGCGGATGACTAACGCTGAGTACATGACGCCATACCAAATAGCGGCGGGATTACAAGGGGCGCAAGGGCAGTACAAGGATCCAAATATGGGCGCCACTCAGAGTATTAACACCCCGACTATGGACATGCTAGGATATGGCACGAGCTACAACAATGCTCAGCAGCAGGGTAATCAGTTCGGGCAGACGATGGACTTTAACCGGTGGGCTAAGCAAGGCGATTGGAATACTTCACGGTCTAACGCGGCAGCTTCGGGCGGTAGTAAGCTAGCAGACTCGAAAGAGATGGCGCGATACCAGGACGAGCTAGCCCGGAATAGATGGTGGGAGCAGCAGGGAGCAGGTGGCAATCAAGGGCCACAGCAGTCCGGGTGGGGAGATGTTGGCGGTAACTTTGTAGGCGGCGCTTTTAATGGCATTACAAACGGCATGATTAACAACTGGAGGCGCTAGTATGTGGTGGAATCAAAACAGAATGGGCGGCTACGGCTACGGCGGATTCCAACAGCCACAAATGCAGGGCGGGTGGGGCAATGCTCAGCAGTCGCAATGGGGCGGTGGGTATCAGCCACAGCAGAACTTCGGCGGCTTCGGCGGCTCCCCTTTCGGCGGCGGCCAGCAGTGGCAAGGCGGCGGGCAAAACTGGGGTGGTGGCTACGGCTACAACCAGCCCCAGCAACAACCCTATTTCGGCGGGATGATGGGCTATCAGCCAGAGCAGCGGCAGAGTTACGGGCAGTTTAATCAACCGCAGCAAGGCCAATACAACCAAGGCGGGGATATGGGGTTTAAACAACCGAGCATGAACCAAGGTGGTCGTCAAGCATATGGCGATTCGATGAGCCAAGGAAATCAGCAATTGCAAAGCCAAATGAGGCAGCAAGACCAAGGCCAGCAAGGGTTTGCGCAGAGCTTTAACAAAACTCAAGGCGGTTCACAGCGCGAAGATGGCCCCGACGGTGGAAATAGAATGGCGGCGGGCGGAATGGACAAATCAGCCATGATGAACGCTATGCAGTCGGGCGGCCAGTCTATGCAGAGCCAACAACAGATAGCACCAAGCACGCCAGTAGCTTCACAAGGTAACGAAATGGGCCGCTCAGGCGGGAATAAGTCGGAAATGATGGCAGCCATGCAACAATTTTCAGGCGGCCAACAACAGATGAGCGGCAACGGCTCCCTAATGGGAATGTTTAGCGGCGGAGGATGGAAGAGATGAGCTACTACGATCCCCTACTCGCTGAACTTGAGCAGTTAGACCAACCGAACTACTTAACGCAGAGCGGCCAAGCAATGTCTATGCGCGGCGCTCCTATTCGCCCAGGCGGCGGCTTTTGGGGCAACCTTGCACAGCAGATTGTACCGGGATTGCTCGGGGCGGGGATGTCATATCTTGGGCAGCAGCAGAACAGGGGCGAGCAAGACGCGCTACTTGCAGCGGCTAAACTGGAAGACCCCCAAGCAATAGCGGCTTCACTCGAAGCGGGTGGATATAAGGATACAGCAGCAAAGGTATTGTTTGCGGCACAGGCGCAGAAACAGGCGGAAGCGCAGAAGATTGCGGACTTGAAGAACCAGTTTGAGCATAGCACGAAAGCGGCTTACCTACTTGCACAACCAGAACGCGATAGAGACGAGGCGTACAGGCAGGCGCAGCTAGGGCTTTCTCGCGGCAGCCAGTCGCTTCAAAGGGAGCAGCTACAGGCGGCCCGTGATGAAAAGATCGCGACTCTCGAAGCGATGAAAACCAAAGCCATACAAGACCTTGAGTTAAGAGGAAGCGGGGAGGTGATAAAAGACCCTACAGTCCAAGACTACAAAAAGGCCATACCTTACGGGTACGCACTAAAGCAAATCATCGAAAATGGTGGAGATTCGGGCATTGCGGGCATAGCAATAGACAAGGCGTTTTCGCGTATTGTTTCACCAGAAGCGGTAAACGAGGGCGATATAAAAATGCTATCTCAAGGGGCGGGGTTTACAGGACAAGCCAAGGACATAGGGAAGTGGTTAACTGGAGATGCGGGCAAAAACCCCGTTGCCTTAAGGATAATCGGAGACATTTCAAATCGAGTACTTGAAGGGAAGAGGCAAGCAGCGTTAGAGGCTCAAATAGGAGTGCAAGACCGATATAAATACTATGGGGCCAATCCTGAACGGGTTAGCACAGACCTCCCCTCTATAGCAATCAAATCTCCTACCGAGATCCTCGCGCAGAAGAAGGCGGAACTTGCAACCCTACAAGCGAAAGCAGCAGGCAAAGACCCTAGCAGCAATGAGGCACTAGCGGCATTTATACGGGGGCTACAACCATAATGGGATTAACTCCTGAAGAACAAGCCAGAATGGAGCAATTACAGGCTGAAATAAGCCAGTTCGAGGCTCCTACTCCAACAATCGCGCCATCAACAGAGGGGCGCACATGGAACCGCTACGCCGACAACCTTGCACAACAGGCAATAGGCGGGCTCACGCTCGGATATGACGATGAAATATTCGGCGGAATTGCTGGACTTGCTAATTACGTGACTGGTAAGGGCGCTACGGGCGAACAGATGCTCGACAAGTACCGCGCAGAAGATAAGGCGTTTCAGCAATCAGACCCAGCGGCGGCCATTCTTGCAGGCATTGGCGGCTCTATGATGATGCCAGGCGGAAGCGTCTTAGGCTTAGCCACAAAGGCAACGATGGGCGTCAATGCGGCCAAGGCGCTAAACTCTGGGATAGTCGGGCGGGTAGCTCAGGCAGTAACAGACGGAGCTATTGCAGGAAGCGGAGAAGCTGAAGGCGACTTTGCCAAGAGAATGATCGGCGGTCTCGCATCGGGGGCAATCTCAGGCGGTATTGGTGGCGGTGCTTCAGCAATCACTTCAGGCGGCGGAGCATTATACAACAAGGTGGGCCAGGCTCTAGGAGATGGCGCGTTTGACCCAACTATTCGCAAGATCGGCGACACTCTCGGCCTTGACGCCGTGACAGCTCCAATACTAAAGGAAGCGCAAGACAGAATAAACCTTGCAGCACAATACAACATACCGCTGAACGTTCTGGATTCAGTGACCGTTCCCGTAACATCAGGCGGCGATACAGCCAAGAGCAGCCTATACAACCTTGCCAAGCAAGTAGCACAGACCCTCGACGGCGGGATCATGGAATCTCAAGTTGCATTGAAACAACGGGGAGAGAACCGATTCGATCGCATCAACAGCATTCTGGACCAAATAGCACCAGGTAAGGGTGTTCGTGCAGCATCAGAAGACTTTTCAAGCATGGCAGAAGATGCGGTAAAAACAGCTCGTAAAAGCCTTGCACAAGAAGAAGGGCAGCTATTTAGGGACATGAAAGAGCAGTTCCCGAAAATAGGGGCCGAAAGGGCGAACAAGCTACTTGAAATCGAGACGCCGGACGGTATCGCCCCTGTGAAATCTCTACTTGATAGCGCCTACAAGACACACAAAATCGTGGCTATGGAGCAAGGCGCTCCGGCTATGTCAAAGGCTGATTTCGAGCGGTCAACAGAGGGATGGTTGAGCGTTAGAAAGGAAGTGAGCGACAGGCTAGAAGGCTTAAAGCAGAGCAATGACAGCTCTAAATACTCCGAAATGCGGCCCGTTGCCTCCCTGTTAAAAGTAATCGACAGTGAGATTAACGCAGCAACCGAAGGCGGGCTAAAAAAGGCAAACAAAGCATACGCCGACAGATACGCAGCCGAACCCGAAGTTCTTGACATCGGCGGAATAATCCAACGGATAGCTAAAGATAGGTCTTTAGGCGCTAGCCCTATCGCAAGGATCAAAGAGGTATACGGCGCTACTGCTATTGATTCAGCGGATATAGAGGCGGTATCAAGGTACTTACCCGATGATGCTAATCGGCTGGGGTTAAGAGCGGGTCTCGGAGTCTCCTATAATGACAAGGGCGATAATCCAGCACGGGCGCTACTTAAGAGCGACAGAATAAAAAATCAAATGCAACGGATACTACCCGAACAGGAGGTGGCCCAGATTCGCCAGCTGCTAAACTTTGAGAACGCTATAAACACCAACACCCAAGGCCTAACACAAGGCAGCCCGACAAACTCAAATCAGTACTCGACGATAAAGGAAGTCCTGAAAAAAGTTCCTGGTGTTAGTCTTCTTAGTCGGTTGGCGGATGATATGCAGTCTCGAAAAACGACAGACGAATACTCTAAGTTGGCAAACGCAATGTTTAGAACTG